CCCGGCTGCTTCCAGACGTCCCACATCCCGTCCACCACGCCGTCGTCGTACATCCAGGCGTTGGCCCAGACGATCTTCCGCTCCGGATCCTCCGTCCAGAGGATCTCGCTCACGATGTCCCGGTTCGCCGCCAGCAGGTACTCCAGCGTGTGCCTGTTCAGGATCTCATCGGTATCCACCGAAAACCAGTAGTCATATCCACGCGCCAGCATGTACCGGATCGTCATGTTCCGCATGTTGCACATCTTCCAGATCACGCCCGCCGGCCAGTAATGGTCCCGGACCTGGATGTCCTCCGGGTCGGAATCGTACGTAATGAAGGCGGCGTTCCGGATATGCGGGATCACCTCCGGGCAGTCGTTGACCACATAGAAGCGGTCGCAGCTGAACCCGTCGGGAACGATCAGTTCATCCAGCGCTTCCTGGTACTCGTTGAAGATCCGCGGGTCGCGCCGCAGCGGCGCGGTGATCAGGATCCGTTTCATCCCTTCCCGCCCGCCTTCCGGTACGCCTGGAACGTCTCGTCCGAGATCATCAGCGCGCCCTTGTGCGCGATCTGGATCTTCGGGTCCGCGAACATGCGGAACCCGAGGCTTTTCGCCCGGATGCAGAAGCTCAGGTCCTCCCCGTACCCCGGAAGGGGCGCGAAAAGGTCGTGGTACCGGTCGACAATGGGCTGGAGGATGTCCGTCCTCATCAGCACACAGCCGAACCCGCAGCCGTCGATCTCAAAAAGCCCGTCCTTCGGGTAGTCGTCCCAGTCCTCGCTCTCGTTGTCCTGGGGGATCAGTCCCATCTTCAGCTTTTTCCAGATCACAGGCTTGAAGGGCGGCCTGCGCATGTGGTAGATGCCCGTCACCATGTCCCGTCCGTCGATATCCGCCATCAGGTCGACCAGCAGCGTGCTCGGAAAGACCACGTCGCTGTCCAGCCAGAGGACGAAATCCGCGCCGGCCTTCACGGCCAGGTCCGCCAGGTCGTTCCGGCTCTTGTAGATCAGGCTGCAGGTCAGGAAGGCGTACTGGACCTCTCCCACCGGCTTCATCCGGACCAGGCTCTGGGCAAATTCCGCCTGCACGGTATCCATGCAGGGGATCGCGACCATCGTCTTCATTTTGCTTCCCCTTTCTCCGCCCCTTCTCGTGAAAACGCCCCGGCAGGCAAAGGGGTAAATCCTGCCGGGGCTATCCTCAGGCCGTCGCCCTCAGACCGTAATCAGGCCGCGGTCAGTTCGCGGTGGTGCACTGCAGGCGCACGATGGCGTCGCCCTTGGCGGGCTTGGAATCGAACACCGCGATGCCACGGTACATGATGCTGTTGGACGTGAATCCGGCGGACTCGTCGGCGTCCACGTGGATGTCCTCCTGCAGGTTGCCCACGACGTCGGTCCACTTGCCCAGGTACAGCGCCTTCTTGGTCTTGAGCAGGTTGTCGTCCAGGACGACGGGGTAGCCCATCAGGCGGCCGGCGACGCCGTTCACGGTGTCCGGCACGAAAATCGGGTTTCCTGCGCTGTCCTTGATCTTGGCGATCTCGCCGTACAGGGTGGCCTTGTTCACCAGGAACTTCGCCTCGGCGTCGTACGCCGCGGGCAGCAGGGCGATCAGGTCCACCACGTTGTCATAGGTGTAGCCCTCGGTGTTCACGATCTGGTTCTTGGCGTCGCCGCCGGTGGTGAAGGTCAGCTTCGTGATGCCGTTGCTGCTGTCGTTGAGAATGTAATTGTCAATGGCCCTGGCAATGTCGCCGGCCAGCATCTCCACCAGCCAGTCCTGGAAAGCGTCGATGCTCATCAGGGCGGCGGTCCTGGAGATCTGGATGACCTTCATAAACTCGAAGCCCTGCAGGGTGACGGACACGGTGGTGTCTTCGCTCGCGGCGACCGCGCTGTTCTCCACGTGCTTCGCCGTGGCCGTGTTGCGGGTTCCCTCCGCGACAAACTTCAGGCTGCCGGCGACCCGGAGCAGGGTGATCTCGCTCAGCATCGGGGCCAGCTTGACCATCTTCTCGAAGAACTTGTCCGCGACGATGGTGGGGATCGCGTTGGTGGTGGCGGTCGTCCAGGTCGCCCTTTCCTCGGCGGTCAGGTTGCCCTGCAGGTTGCGGATCCACAGATCCCGGTATTCCATGCTCTTTACGTCAAACATTTTTCTTTCCTCCTCGGTTTCAATCACAGGATCGCCCGCCATCCGGGCGACCTCCTCGGCCTTCCGCGCTTCCTCGGCGGCGGCCTGCCTGCGGGCCTCCAGCTCCGCCCGGATCGCTTCCATCTCGCCGATGCGCGCCTCCAGGGCGTCGTTATCCAGGGCGTCCCGCTTCTCCTCGCTCGTCTCGTCGGTCAGCTCCGCCAGCCTGGCTTCCAGCTGCTCCGCGTTCAGTTCGTCAAACTTCGTCATCGTTTGACACCTCCGTCAGTTTCTTCAGCCGTTCCAGCAGCGCCCTCCGGCGTTCCTGTTCAGCTTCCTCGGCCCTCGCCGCCGCGGCCCTGCTCCTCGCGCTCTCCAGCGCGGCCTTCGCGCTCTCCAGCGCTCCGGTCTCATCGGCTGCCTGCAGGTCGGTGCCCTCATAGGCCGGGAAGGCCACCGCGGAGACCTCGAACACCCGGCCGATGGACTCGATCGTCCGCTTCGGGTGGTCGCTCTCCAGGTCTTCCCAGCTGTCCCTATTCACCGTGAACATGAACGACATTCCGGAAATGTCGCCCCGGTTCACGGCGGAATAAAGCGTCCTCGCGTCCGCGTTGTTCTCCGTGTCCAGGTCCACGCGGATCTCCATGCCCCGCTCGGTGACGGTCATCTGCATGGTGCTTCTGGCGTTGTTGTTCCGGCTCCTCGCCAGCGGGATCATGCCCGTGTTGTGGCCGATCAGGAACCGTACGTCCCGCAGGTCCGTCTCCGCCAGCGCCTCCGGGCTGATGGTTTCCCGGTAGAATCCCAGGTCCGTCTCCTGGCCGAACACGATCGGCGTCCCGGTGATGAACGTGCCGTGCTCCTCGTTTTTCTCCGCCCGGACCTCGAACTCGAAGCTCCGGGCTTCTTTCTTACTGTTCATCCTGCTCCTCCTCGCTCTGGTCCGGATCCTGCCCGTCCTCCGGCTCCGGGTCCGGCTCCCCGTCCTTCCCGTCCTCCCGGCCCGCGCCTCCGCCGGCGTCCTTGCCCTCGTCCGCGAAGTAATACTCCCCGCGGATCGGCACGTGGGATCCGGTCCCGTCCGGAAGCGGCTCGTAATTGAACAGCTCCCGGATCTCGTCGATGGTCAGGATCCCGCGGTCGCCCAGCTGCTGGGCCATGCTGATCTTGCTCTGCACGCTCATGTACTGGAGCCGGTTGGCCGTGAATTTGATCGCGTTCCCGCCGTTGATCTCCCGCTGCGTGAACACCATCCGCGTCAGCGCGTCGCTCAATTTGATGGAGAACACCTCGACGCAGCCGTTGAAAAAGGCGTCCAGCTCGTCGCCGGTCGCCTTGTTCTGCAGCACGTTCTCGCTGACGCCGAAGTAGTTCAGCACGTTGTCCCGGATCAGCTTCGACTGCTCCGGATCCACCTTGTATCCTTCCTGCCGGATCTGCTGGATGTTGCTGTACTGGTTGCCGAACAGCAGCAGCCCGCCCGATCCGCCGCGGAAGTTGTTCTTGTCGAACCGTTCCCGCTCTTTCCGGATGTCCTCGTCAAAGGTCTTGCTGGTCAGCTGCGCCATGAAGCGGAACGTGGCGCCGTTCTTCACGCCTTCCTGGATTCCCTGGTTCACCATGTTCACCAGCTCCATGGTCCCGTTCAGCGCCGTGTTCCGCTCGCCGAAGAAGTCGTCCCGCAGCTGGTGCTTCACCACGATCCCGACCCGGTTCAGCCGGATGCTCTTCTTCTGGTTCCGGATGAAGGTGAACTTCAGCCACGGCTCGCCGGCCACGTCCACCACCTCGCACTCGCTGGGCAGGGCCGGGAAAAACCCGCACACCTCGCCGGTATCGTCCAGCAGCGGGATCACGAACAGGTTGTTCTGGACCTCGTAGATATTCGAGCAGCGCTCCAGGAACTGGCTCCAGGTCATCCACGGGTTCGGCGCGCTCTTCGTCTGGGTGTACAGCTTCAGCCGGGCCGTGCCGGCGATGCTGTACTGGAGCTTCGCCGCGTGCCGGGCCTTGGCGTCGATCGCCGCCCGGACCAGCTCCGACTCGTAGATCTGACCGCCCCAGCTCCGGAAGGCCGGCTGGTAGGCCGTCAGCGTCTGGTATCCGCTGCTCTCCGGATCCGTCTTCCTCCGGCCGAAGATCGACTCAAAAAGTCCCATCTGGTTCACCTCACGTTATTCCGTCCGGGCGGAGGCTCCGCAGCTGCGCACCTACCTCCGGTTGCTCAGCTGGCCCTCCAGCTCTTCGTAATAGTTATGGCGCATGCAGATGGCGTCCGACAGAGCGGCCATCCCGTCGATGTGCGCCTTCGGCGAGATCTTGATCAGCCTCCGCCGGTTGGTCCCGTCCTCGAACTTCAGCGCCGCGTCCAGCATGTGCACCTTCATCAGGTCGTTGTCCCCGACGCACCGCAGCCGGCCGTCCTTGATCATGCCCTCCATGTCGATCAGCACGCCGGTCAGGTTGCTCCCCTGGCTGACGCTCTCCATGTCGTACCCGTCGGCCTGCATGTCCTGCACAAGGTATGCGGCGGAATACCTGTCGTATCCCACCTTCAGCGGCAGGATCTCATAGTCCCGTTCCAGCATCCGGAACCACTCGTGCACGGCGCGGTAGTCCACCGTGTTCTCGCCGCACACCGTCAGCAGGCCCCGCTGCCGGTAGATCTCGTAGGGCAGGCCGTCCCGGGCGGTGGCCTCCGCCACCTTGTTCGCCGGCATGAAGAACATGACGTCGAACCAGCTGGTCCCGTCCTTCTCCACCACGATCACCGCGGCGGTCAGGTCAACCGCTAAGGAAAGGTCGATCCCGCCCAGCCCGTAGCTGTGCCGCAGGTCCTCCAGCGTCATCCCTGCCGGCGCCCCGGATCCGTCCGTCTCCAGGCCGAAGCACTTCCGCACGTCCTGGATGTTCAGCCACGCCTGGCTGCTGTTCTGCTTGATGCACGCGAACTTGGTCATGAACTCAGCCTTGTTCGCCAGGCTCTCCTCCGCCTTCGCGATCTCCTCCAAGATGTACGACGCGCTCACGCTGACGCCCAGGTTCGGGATGCTCTTCTGCAGCTCGCTCAGGTCGTTCCATTTCTCCAGGTCGTCGATCTGGTATAAAAAAGGCAGCAGCCTTTTCTCGCGGCTGTTGCCCTGGAGGAAGCTCGTGCCCCTGCGGAACAGTTCGTCATAGATCCCGTCGTTCACATAGTTGGCGGTGGTGATGCTCAGGATCATGGGCTGCTCCCGGCTGCCCAGCGCGGAGGTCATGACCGCGTACTGCTTGATCCCGTTGTCCCCCACCCAGGCCGCCACCTCGTCGCAGACCGTCAGGTGCGGGTTGAACCCGTCGCTCTTCTTCTCGGAGAAGGGCACCTTCTTGATGGACGTGTTTGTGCTCTCGATGTAGATGTCCATCTTCCGCTTCTTCGTGATCTTCATCAGGTCCGGCTCGGCGCTGACGGACTGCCAGAAGTCGTTGAACACGATGTCCGCCTGGTCCAGCTTCGGGGCCAGGAAGTAGCAGTCCGCGCCGCGCTCCCCGTCGGCGTAGGCCATATACTCCGCCACGCCTGACGCCAGCAGGCTTTTCCCGCACTTCCGCCCCATGACCACGAAGATCTCCCGGTACACCCGGACGCCCTTCTCATCCACCAGGCCGAACATGCAGCTCAGCAGTGCCTTCTGCCAGATCTCCAGCTTCACCAGCTGCGGGGCCAGCTTCCCTTTCGAGTGGTGGCAGAACTTCTCGAAGAACCGGATCGCCTTGTTCGCCTTCTTCTGGTCGAAGAAGTAGGCCTTGTTCTCCAGGTCCGCCACGATCCGCTCGTACAGCATCCGGATCCATTTCCCTACAGTTACGGATCCGTCCTCGATCGCCTGGTAATACCTCAGAATCCAGTTCACGTCCGCCGCAGCTCCGGCGCCTGCCCCTTTACCCATGCCGGTCCCCCGTACGCTTTCCGCTGCCGGTTCCCTTATTCATTCAGGAACTCGCCCAGCTTGTCCCCTGCCGGCGCGGCCGTGCCCAGCTTCCCGATAATGTCCAGCATCACGCCCAGCGTCTTGTTCGCCGTGTCGTTGTACTTCGGCAGCTGCGCGGCCAGCGGGTTCGCGATCGGAACGGAGTCGCCGTTCGTGTTCAGCTTCTCAATCATCAGCCCGCGCTGGCGCAGGTCGTCCTGGATCTTCTCGATCATTTCCAGCTGGCCGGCGTACCGGCGGGACGCGGAAACAAAAAGAATGTTATCTTTCACACCGTAACTTTCGGCCAGGATCATGATCTCGTCGAAAGTCATCTTCTTTTTCGCCATCTCCGCACCCCCTCCCTGAAAAATTAAAAACTTTTGCCCTCAGAGCCAATTTCCTGAC